GTGTATATACCAAATGCCCATATAACAAGGTGTTCTAAACGTCTGACCCTTGATTCTACGGCCCGCATCTGTTGCTGTAGAACAGCTAACTGAGTTAGTATTGTTGTAATATCCGATTTTGTCATGGTTAATTTGGTCTTAATTGATAAGCTACAAGTTGTAAGTTTCCTGCAGAAGTTTCTACGCTTCCTCCAACCGGTAAAATAAAAACACAAACATCGGGACCTGTATTACCATCACTCGTATTTAAAGTTTGTTGCTCACTGTCTATCGTGATGGTAAAAGTAGCCGACCCGCTTGAGTTTGCTCCTGATACAAATACAGGATATGGAGTAGTGTTAGTATAAGAAGATTGATTTGTTATGGTAAATAAAGCTGCAGAAGAAGACTTTATAAATGAATTTTTTAAAGAAACAGTTCCACTACTTGTTATTGTACCACCTGCCAATCCGCTACCTGCGGTTACACTTGTAACAGTCCCACTTGTAGTCCCTGCAGTTGCGTAGGTTTTAATGTCACTAGCAGGAACTTTTTTCATTGTGCCATTGTCATCTACAAGTATACCGTCTGCATCTGATACAGTTATAGATGAGTCATTAGCTGTATCTCCGTCCAACAAATTTATCTCATCTGTGGTTACAGTTGCTCCATCCAGTTTGTTTAACTCATCAGCAGAAGACGTGACAGGTACTCCATTAATTGCGAGCTTATCTGTAACTATATTAAATGTACCATCATCTTTTATTCTGGCAACTTCTGTTCCGTCTCTCTGTTTAAATATTATGTCTTTTGCATCTTGGACAGGTTTAATAACCACATCACCATTGTCATTGCTAACATTTAATATTTCTGTACCATCACTAGATACTTTTACAGTACCTCCTTTAGCATCAAGATCAATGTTGGCTTCTACATCTAGTTTAAGATCCCCAGAACTCACATCAATCTCTTGCCCACTTATTGTTGTGTTACCTACACTTACGCCACTATTTGCCGTAATACTTGAGAACGTACCTGCTCCAGCTGTGTTCGTATTAGGAAGTAATGCCGACAAGTTTGCTACACGAGTACCTTCACCTCCGCTAGCACCCTTTGCATATATTATAGCTGATGTACCTGCAGCGACAACACAGTCACTAACTGATGACCCGCCTTGTATAAATTGTAAGTTTTGGTTCAAAGTATTACGCACAAAATATATTTTTTGTGCTGCTGACCTAGATATAGTAACTGTGTGAGCTGACGATTGTGTGCCAGAGGTCTTATAAATTAACACCTTACTCATACCATTAGTCACTGTACCGTCAGTTGTGTCTAAATTGCTAGTAGCATCACTAGCAACATCAATCTCTATGACCCCGTTGGTAAGTTTATCTACAATATCAAAATTTGTGTTTGTGGTATCGCCCCAAGTGCCAGACTGCTCGCCTGAACCGATCTTTTCGATACCGCCATTAGTTGTATACGTAGATACCATATCTCACTCCTATTCTATATCTGTCCACGTCTGTGACGCTCCCGTTGCTATATTTGACCACGATTGGGGCGTTCCTGCTGATATATTTGAGTACGTCTGTGACGCTCCCGTTGCTATATTTGACCATGTTTGCGACGCTCCCGTTACTATGTTAGAATAATTAGTTGTTACTCCAGGTATAATTTCACCCCATACTATAACATTTCCTTGAGAAAGTGTAGCAGAAATTCCAGTTAACGATACAACTGCAGTTCCTACGATAGATATATCTTCTTCATCCGCTATACTTGAAGATAGTCCTATTCCTGTCAAATCAGCTGTAACACTAACTTGTACTTGTATAGTCCCAATCGTACTTGTGGTTCCTAGATTCTCATTATCTATAAATAATATAATCCCTGGCTGGTCAGCAATAGCTGTTTCTGATATGGAGCTAAAACCAAGCATTATTAATCATCACTCCCTATTTTCTCTTTAGGAAAGTAATACTGTTGAATTACCCATTGTGTACCATCCCAATAACATTCATGCGTTTCTTCATTGAAATCAGAAAGGTCTGGAACTTTAACAATTTTGTAGCCAGCGTCTTTTAAATCTTCTTGAGTAAAAGTTGTCTTGTTTGTTTTTGTATTACCATTTGATAGTCTTATCCTATTTGGCATATCATCCCAATCAAGAGGGTAATCACCTTCGTAAACGTAATTATTATCCCACCACCAAGACTTAACCATGTCAACTCACCGTAAGTTGTTCAGAAAAAAGCCAATGTCCAAGACCACCTGTTGGGCTTGATGCTTCCGTATAGCAATAGTTACTGCCTTGGTACGCAGAGTTCGGACCTGTTGATGAGGAACCAGTGCCGCCTGAATGAACACCCCACCTGCCTCGACCAGTAGCTGTTGAAACTATTAAGGCTTGATTTTGACTAAACGCTGTAGTGCTAAGTGACGTATTAGTATTACCTGCGTGTCTCCATCCGCTATACCCAGAAAATCCCCCCGTTCCTTGTCCGTCGTTGATGTTTTCAAATCCCCATGTTTCTACATTAACATTATCTACATATAGTCTAACCTCATCTATTGCATAATCGCCTCTGAAGCCGTTGGTAGGAACGTGTCTCCAACCCATATGAAAATTGGTTCCTACTGCTAATGTATCTGGAGTAGTCGACCAACTTTTAAATAGCCAATTTCGGTTACCATTGTTTCCGCTTGTAGTTCCAAATGTGTGTATAATATTTCCGCTAGTGTCAGCAAGAAAATGAGTTATAGTTCCTATATTGCTTCCAAATCTATTTTCTCTAAGAGTGTAATAAACTTGTTTTGTACCGACACCTGTTACATCCGTAACCGTTACCTCTGCTGACTCTCCCATTAAGTCAGTTCTGTTAGAATCTCTATAGACTTTAAATTTAAATTTATTACCTTCATTATCAGCAGGAAATTCTGGTTTAAAGCAAAACGATAATGTTATTTGTGTTTGGACGTTTGGTGTTGAATTAGGCAGAGTAAACTGACCCAGTACTGTGTTATGTGTTGTAGAACCTGATATGGATAGAAAGTCTGCATCGGTTATTGTAGACCCAACAGTTGTTTCTATTTCGTAGTATATAACATTGCCACTCAACCAATTCACCCCAGTAATTGTTGGCTGAAAGTTTACTGTCGTACCTTCACTAATCGTAGTGGGAGATGTTGGGGTGACGCTAACAATCGTTTTTGCCAAGGGCCATCTAGCATCTATACGCCTTACATGAACATCATGCAAGTCATGCTCACCAGGAGCAAGTCCCTCAGGATATACTGTTCCTGCAGGTTGTGTAACAACCTTAGATTTTAGTATATAGTTACTATTTCTACGCACTACTTAAACCTTCAAATACCTCTTCAGGAAAAAGTTTTTTCATAACTACAGCATATTCTTTTTCTCTGTTAAGACGAATTATTTCTTTCTCATCATAGCTTAAAGAATTAAATCTGGTAATTATTTCCTCTCTTACTTTTTTTATAGTTTCTTCATCCATATTACGCTCTCCTTAATAGATTATGTATTATCCATCCTGATATATCATCATGTTCATGTTTATATTTTTTTGAGTTTTTATGATGTTCAAAATGATTGCCATCTCCAAACACAAGAATATTCATCCATCTTACTGTTTGTGGACTTCCTCCTTCATGCAGAAAATAAGTAGTTAAACCTGAAGCAAGCAAAACTATCATTGAAGGCAAACAAAACGCAAATACCAACCCTTCAACTCCAAATAATATTGTTAATAAAATTGCATATACTAGTATTACTAAAAAGTAATACTGATGTGTCATAATAAGAAACTTATTTCTTAATAGGTACTTTACATATTTGAGTTCAATGTCGTAATTATAATTTAAAGTAATAAGGTTTAAAAAGCCTCTTTTAGAATCATGAGGATCATCTGGTGTATCATGCTTGTCATGATGTTTATTATGAATACCGCACCAACCAATTACTGACCCAGAACCTGATAGTAGTCCAAGCATAGTACAAAGATATTTTAAAACTTTATTTCTAAAATCAAACGATTTGTGAGAATAAAATCTATGAAATGTGCATACCATTCCGATTGATGTAAACAAGAAATATATAACCATGGATATTGCTACATTTTTAAATGTTGCTCCATTAATAGCAATGTACGATATTGCTACAATAATATTTATTAAGAATAATAATCTTACCTTTTGACCAGTGCTTTCAAATATTTTTTTCATACTTTTTTAATACTCCTTTGTAAACCAACCATCCCACTATATAAACTATTGGTCTTAGAATGGCAGTGTATAGTTTTTGCTCAAAAGTTAAAGGCTTTCCAGACATTTCTCTTCTTAGTCTATCTGTTCTTAATCTTGCAATTCTTCTTAGTATCTTTGTCAACAAGGGTGAATTTGGCATCATTTCTGTTAACCTACCAAACACTTTATGATAGCCAAGTTCTAAAATCTTTGAATTTGGGTATAAAGCTTTTTCATATTTATCGTGCTTCATCCAAATTTTATTTCTAAAGCTTCCAAATCCGTACATTTCATTTAACGCTGTGCAGATGATTTTGCCACCTCCGCCACCGCCACCGCCACCGCCTCCACCTTCGTCACTATTGCTAAAGTCATCGTTTGATGCTTGAACACTTTGAGATGTATTTGTACTTGGATAAGACCTACTTTCACCTGAAGCTGTGAAACCCCATATAATTCTTACGCAGCCTATTCCACCTGCAGTTCCATTAGCGTTGGTATCATCTTCAGTTCCACCTCCGCCCCCTCCACATTTACCTGCTACAGTTGAAAGAGGGTTTTCTGTAGAATAGCTGTCAACAGACCCATTAACAGTAGTAGAGTTTCCAACAGTTCCGCTACTCCCTTCACCGTCTACTCCTACTCCCCCTCCACCACTATTAGCACCAGGAGCCGCATTGTTAACAGCTGCTCCACCTGCTCCTCCGCCTCCACTTCCATTTCCTGCACTTGTTCCATCTGCCCCTTTTCCACCGTTCCCAGAATATCCACCTGCACCGCCACCACCTGAACCAGCAGAGTTATTTTGGGCTGCCCCACCTACACCGCCAACTCCTCCACCATCACGTTCCGTACCACTAGACCCACCAGCAGTGCCAGCACCACCACCGGTAACATTACTTGAGCCGCCTCCGCCTGTACCCCCTGTTAGAAGGATCGTATTACCTCTTTTTATAAATGAGGCAGTTCCCTGTTGTCCGTTCGCTGTTGGCGTTCCTGCTGAACCACCTGCACCTACTTGAATACTTAATGTTTCACCAGGTGTTACAGTAAAAGTGCCATAGGCAAGACCTCCGCCTCCGCCTCCCCCTGCACCAGGACCTGAACTACCATTATTTCCCCCACCGCCTCCACCGCCTCCTACACATACTGCGGAAACTGTTGTCACTCCTGCTGGCACGGTAAACGTATAAGAGCCACTTACACCGCCTTTACCACCTCTTCTATAACCAGCAGCTGGGACTAGATTGTTACGAGTTATTGAGCTTAAATTATTTATACCTAGAGTTTGTTTCTTACCTATAAAACTAGCGTTATCAAAATAATTGAAAGTCATTGTTATGCATCGTCTAGTTCTTCGTATGAGATCATCAAACTTAAATCATTAGCAGCGCTTGCTAACGCACGAATTGCTCTATTCTCTTCTAAATAAAATGACGTATCTTTTGATATAATGACAAGAGATGAATCTGCTGGAACAGAAATAGTTTTTGCTAAATGATATAAAGCTGTAGTTGCAACTTCCTGAGAAACATAAACTGTAATATCTGCAGCGTTTGTACCATCAATATTAGCTGCAACAATAGTGTTTATTTTTAATACTTTATTAGAACCAGCTGCATTTGTCAGTGTTGCCGACTGTGAAGTTCCAACATTAGTATCATGAACGGTTTTACCGAATATTGACGTTACATTAACTATATTTGGTGCTGCCATGCTTTACCTCCTTTATCCAAAAACCATTGCCATTGCTATGGCCTTACCAGTAGAGATTCCGCCTCCTCCGCCCGCGTTAGCGTCTACATAAGCTTTTGTTGCCGCTTCTTGAGCATTCGTTGGATCTGCTAAACCTGTGATCTTAGCACTTTGAAGCACAAGTGTACCATCATGTTCAAGACGCATCTTTTCAGTAGCAGTTCCAGAGCTACCTAACTTAAATTCAATATTTGTTTTATTATTGGTTGCGTCAAAAGTAGAATCTGCAACTACGTCAATTTGTGCTGCAGTCGTTATAGCATCACCGCCACTACTTTCATTAGGAGCAGAAAACCTAATCCTCCCTAGCGTACTTCCACCTAATATACTTGAACCTGATGATTCAATTTTAATAAGAGGGGCTGCCCCGTTTATTGTCATACCCCCGTTATTTTCAACATTAGAAAGTATGAGGCTACCCCCATGTTCCAATCTCATTTTTTCACTAGCGGGTCCAGTAACCCCTAAATTAAATACTAAATCTGTTCTGTTTATTGTAGTGCTAAACTCTTGGTCTGCTTCCGCTACAATAGAGGCTGCAGTTGTCACAGCGTCTGAACCACTAGCTTCGTCAGGAGCAGAAAACTCTATTGCACCTATAACATCACCATCTTCTACAGTTGTATCGGACGTTTGCAGTTTAAGTATAGCGCCATCAGATGTCTTGGCTGTGATATCACCTGTAGTGCTTAAATTACCCACGCTTAAATTACCCACGTTAGAAATATCATGACCGCCAAAAGTTGTTCCACTTGAAGCATCAAAAGCTATAGTATCAGGTGTTAATGTTATTAAACTATTTGCAGAACCAGACCATGCAGGAGTACCGTTTTCTGCAACTCTAAATATTAATTTGCCATCTTCTGTAGTATCTGATACATCAACAGTTTGTGATAAAATAGCCGCATAAACAAACTCTTCATCGGCTGAATTTGTTCCTGCAAAATAAATACTACCATTAAAATCACCATCAGCAGGACTTGCTGAATCTCTAAATAAAGTTAAAGTGGGGTCAGGATTAGTATCAGCATCAGCTCCAGTTAACTTTAACCCCCCTTTTTGGGAAAATCTAGCTTTCTCTATAGCTGTTTCTGACCCTCCAAGTTTGATAACTAAATCAGTATCATTTACAGTATCAGTAAAAGTATCATCTGCTTCTGCTACGATTGCCGCTCCAACTAACCTTGCATCTCCATCTGCACCGTCACCTTCATTTGGAGCAGAAAATTCTATTGCACCTAACACATCTCCATCTACTATAGTTGTTTCAGATGTCTGCAATTTAAGAATAGCGCCAACTGATGATTTGACGATTAGATTACCTTCAGGTTCTAATATCATCTTTTCTGATTCATCTCCCGTGCCTGTTGAGGCGGCTTTAAATACTAAGTTAGATTTGTTTTGACCCGCTCCAAAAATACTCTTTGCTACAGCAGAAATAGAAACCGAAGGCTTTATAGCCGCTCCACCGCTCGTATCGTTGGGAGCTTTAAATTCTATACGCCCTAATACATCATCTGTCGTTACCCCAGTATTAGATGTTTCTAATTTAAGAATTGCACCGTCTGATGTTTTAGCTTCAATATCATTACTAAAACTCGCACCTGCATTAAATATTGCTTTACCGGCATTGGACATATCAAGTGTTAATGCTGATATTGGAGTCGTAAAATCGAGGCCCTTAAAAATAATATCTTTGTTACCAGTTGAGGATTTTATTACGAAATCACTAGAAGAATTTTCTAATGATCCAAATGATACACCTCCATCTTGCAAGTGGATGTCACCACCATCTGCATCTAGAATTATGTCACCTGCCACATCAACAGTTAAATCTCCAGAGCTTAAGTCTATTTCTGAGCCATCTATTGTGATGTTGTCTACCGATACGCCTCCATTTGCTGTAACTGTCCCAGTGAAAATAGGACTTGCTGTTAGTGCGACCGTCCCAGTAGCATCTGGTAATGTGATTGTTCTATCTGCCGTTGGGTCTGTGATCGTTAAGGTTGTTTCATTAGAATCAGCTGTAGCACCTTCAAACACTATAGCATTTTGTGCGTTTATGGTAACAGTATCAACGGTCGTAGTCGTACCTGCTACTGTAAGTTTTGGCACGAGTAATTCGCCAGTGCTTGGATTATAGCGCAATGCTCCAGTATCGTCTAATAAACCGTTTGATTCATCGTGAAACACCACTGGAAAATTAGTGTTTGCTGTGCTGTCTGACACTGTTACAGTTGTGGCTAAAGTTGCATTAGTGGCATTAGTCGCATTCGTGACTGTGGTTCCTGCTATCACTGTTGCTAACGCTGTGCCATTTACTGTAATAGCATCGGCTTCTAACGTACCATCCACATCAACATCTCCAGAAATATCTAAGCTTGGCGCAGTTATACTACCATTAAATATAGCGTTTCCATTTGCAGAGCCATCAAGACGTAATGCAGTAAAAGGCGCACCACTTTGGGAGAATCCTATAGAAAAATCTTTGTCGTTTTCTTGTACTTCAAAAAGAGGACCATTACCATCGAAGGTAAAACGCATGTTAGATGCCCCATCATATTTAATAAATATATCACTCCCCGCGGCATCAAGAACAATATCGCCACCTGCGTCTAGAGTTATATCTCCTGAATTATCTATCTCAGCTATAATAGGAGTTGTAATTGTAGGAGCTGTAAGTGTTTTATTTGTAAGAGTTTCTGTTGCAGAAGTAAGTGATATTGTCCCAGATGCATCTGGAAAATTAATTGCTCTATCCGCAGTTGGATCTATTACATTAATAAAAGTTTCATGACCGTCCGCTGTAGAACCTTCAAATATTATTTGTTTATCTGGAAAAATATACAAGCCTAGATTGGACATGTTCATTATATCAGAATTATTTATATTAAAATTAATAACTTGCCCATCCGCTGCATTGACAAATGTTGCTCCACTAGGGTTTTGTGCTATTGCGTAGCTTCCTGTTCCATTTGAATCAACATGACTAAAACCAGCTATATCAAAAAACCCCACGTTTCCAATATGCGCTCTTCCAAATTCTGCAGTTATATCAGTATCGGCACTAACACTTATATTACCACCAGCATCCTTAACAATCATTTTATCTGCAGGCACTGTGATAAATACTTCTTTAGTTCCTGCGGCAAGGTCTACAGCGTTGTTGCTATTAGAACTAGCTATTATTGTAGTTCTTGCTAGTGTAGTCCCAGATGCGGTAAAGGTTCCTAAACCAACTTCGAAAGCATTATTTGTACCATCTACTATGGCATAATAAGTGGTATCCCCATCAGACAGATTAGACGTAAAAGTTTCAAAGTTATTGACCGCACCCGCAAGCGTTATATTCCCTGTACCTGTTGTGGTTGTGGTTTCTTTGACTCTGTCAGATATTACTAAAGCCACTAAGCTATCCTTATCAACGCATTATTTGCGTCATTAGTTGGAAAATTTATTTGGAATGTACCACTTGTTGCTGACTTATCAGATCCAAAATCTAACACACATACCGCCTTGTTAGAGTCAGTTGAGTTATAGATTAACGCTCCTCTCGCTGTCAAAGTAACATTAGTAAATGTTAAAGTGGTAAACTGTGTTGTAGCTGTTGACGTATTTTTTAAAGCTGGGTCAACTCGTGTTAACGTACCACCTCCCTGGCTATAACTTCCAGTGTTACTTACTTCGTTTGATGCTGATGTGCTATACGTTGTGACTGTAGCATCCATTGCACTGCCAGTCCCTCCTAAATTGTCATTTCCTGCCTGAGAGTTGGTATACATGGCAAGTTTAAAAGCATCTCCTCCACTAACTTTAAAGTTATGTACACCCTCTAGTAACTCTTGTTTAAATGAATTACATAATGCGTTGCCTGAAAAAGCCATTATATTCTCCTTATGTGTTCTGCGAGTTTGTCATATCCTGCGTCTTTTATCATGTTACTAACTGTAACTCTATCGTGTTGTATGGCTTGTTTCATATACTCTAATATAACACGCTCTAAATGACCACGAAATGCTTGTGCCTGATCTTTTATAGCAGGAGGTGCGTTATCACTAACGGACATTATTTTGTCTAAACACATTATTGTTATCTCTTCTGGAGTCAAACCTCTATTATCAGTAGTTACAACATCTACACTAAAGTTTTCTCCCATCTTTATTGCATTTGTTAACATCAGCTAACCTCTACCTTGTACATCCCAGATCTATAGTTATCTGTAACATTTCTACCCTCATATGCGTTTTTGAGCAATTTCATAGATTGTAGATATAATTTTTCATAGTTTTGTATAACGTCAGGTTCTTGTTTTTGAAATCGTACAGCCTCTATCAACGCCCCATTTAACAATGCGGAATCAAAATCATCCCCCAAAAAAGTATTAGTCGCAGTAACTATAGATGCAGGATAATGCCCATAGTAAAGTTCTACATTGTACGCAGCGTCAGGTGTAGGTCCTAATACAAAAAAACTATCTGACCACTGTGAGTAGTGTTTTGGTGTTCCTGTAGTAGCAGGATTTGGGTATGCTTCCCGCATAAAATTTTGATCTTTGAACAACAAATAAGAATATGTATTACCTGATGTTGTGTATATAGCCATACTATACGCATATAAAAAATCAGCAGGTAAAGCTAAATATTTATTACTGATTGTGGTTGTAGCAGACACATTTTTACGTAATGCAGGTATCTGAACGGTGTTGTATATTTTTTGTTCCGCCTGCTGTATAAACATATTTACTTGTGCGTCTGTAAACGTTGTTTCACATATATCGGCTATGTTTGTTTTTAATTCTGTATAATTCATGTTGTCACCGTTACCGACCCTACACCACTAATCATTTTTAAACTACTACTCTTACTTAGTCCATAGTTGTTCTGTCCATCTCCTACAGGATTCCAGCCCCACGCATAGTTTCTGCTCTGCTCATATCCTGCAAAATCAGGACGTGGATCACGTATGGCTTGGGGATCTCGCACAGGATATAATCCCTGTTTATTCTGAGGGTGGTCAGGACTAAAACATTCTGGACATGCTTTAATATTTGTATCTCTACCCCTAGTGATTATATTTCGTAACTCACGTAGTTTGAAACGAAACCCACAAATATCACATTCAGCTATCGCTTTCTTGCTGGATGCAAATGCTACAGTCACTAGATCCTCCCTACTCGTGGTACGAAACGTTCAGATACTTTCTCTCTATCTTCACCAGCAGCGAGACTGTATTGTTCATCATAGTCTGCTTTTAACATTTGTGTCCTACTTGATAGTTCAGGCGTCTTCATAGCTATGTTATACGCTAGTCCTGCTACTAGACAAGGTAAGAATCTAAAGTTCATATCTGCCGTTTCTATACCATTTCCTGCATCTTGTATACGTCGTAGTCGCCAGTATACAAAACTATAAGACTTGTCAGGTACGGGCCACAGGTTTATCCGCGGTGCGTCACGCAGTCTTTCAACCCATACTTGAATAGGTCTACCACGTATTAACTTGTTAGGGATAGACGCGAAGGTAGTCACACCAATACGACTTATGGTGAGGTCCGATTGTGTAGATCCTCCGTCACCATACTGGCCTCCAGAACCACTATCACCTGTTCGTATGACTTGATCTAGTAGATCTATAGTATCTGCGGCAAGCGTGTATTGTGCCGTTCCTGCGGTCACAGCTTGTATTGCACTATCTATTGTCCAAAGGTTTAACCCTCTGTTTTGCCATTCTATAGTCAACAGATTCATAGATCTACGGGCAGTTCTTAGGTCATACCCAGAACGCATCTCACGACCTGCACGTTCCCACGCTTCTTCAGCGATCTCCGTGAAGTCCATGTCGAATGCTGTAGTACCCGATGTAGCCATAACTAATCCTCGTCAGCGAAATAAGCGTCTACTTCTTTTAACAACTCACCTTTTGATTTACGTCTGTCTAACTCCACACCATGCTCACGCATCATGGCTTCTAGTTCTAGCTTTGACATTGACTCATAATTAGGAGAGTCATCAGACGTTGTTTCATCAGATACCGTTGTGCCTCCCATAGACTTTAGTCTTGCTTCAGCTTCTTCTTTTGTCATCGGGTCAAACACAACAGTAGTATGTGTCCCATCGCTATTCTTTTCTGCTATTTGGTACACAGGTTCTCCTGTTGCAAATGTGCCGTTTTTTATAAGTTCCATAATGCCTCCTATATGTATTGTGTTTTCTTTCTTCTGTTTGCCATTACAGCACCGCAACCTCGTGCAATACTTCGTTTACGTCGAGCAAGTCCCCCACCTTTTAACTTAATTGATTTAACTTCTTTCTCAGGTTCAGCTAAATCAGGTCGTCCTTCCCGTATAAAAAACTGTTGCAGACTCATAATGTCTTGAGCTGGACCTTCAAAATATCTGTCCCGTAGTTCTTTCTCTTCTTTATCCATGTCTTTTTCTCCTTGCGAGTCCACCCGTTCGTAGTTTTACTGTAGCAGGTTTAGTATTTTTTACTACAGTTTTCCCTTTTGCGCCTTCACGCTTCTTTTTCTTAGCCGTGGTAGCTCGTTGGCTCTGAGACAAACTCCTAGCCTTTGCAGCAGGTAAACATCTATCAGGATTCTTTTTATCCTTAGATGTGCCGCAAGGACCTTTAACCTTTCCGTCTGTTCCTATACGAACCCACTTCTGATCTAACCACTTCTTAAGTTCACCCATTACTTCTTCTTTTTCTTTTTACCTTTTGCGCCCTTTGCATAGTTAGGGTCTTTACAGTATTTAGAAGCCGCAAGATTGGCGTATGCTGAAGGATATGTATCGAAGGTACGTTTCGCCCACGCCTTACCAGCAGGACAAATCTTACCTCCTTTTTTGTAATACCTACGCATCATGGCTTTACCTCATCTTCGCTGGTCTTACACCTTTTATGGCTACACCTGCGCCTCTTACCTTGGCTTTAGACTTCTTCTTACCGCCTTTAGCACCACCTTTAGCCATGCTTTTAGCCTTACCGCCACCAGACATCATCTTCTTGACTTGCTTACCACCAGCCATTTTCTTGATAGCTCCACCTTTGGCTTTAAACCCCATGTTATTTCTGACATCTGTAGGTAACATGCTTAAACCTTTATTATCAGCGGGTACGTCTTTTAGGACTGTTTTACCTTTAGAATAACCCTTCTTAGTTTTACCACCAGCCATCATCTTCTTAACTTGCTTACCGCCAGCCATCATCTTCTTAACTTGCTTACCGCCAGCCATCATCTTCTTTTTGACTTCTTTGCCACCAGCGAGCATTTTCTTTTTAACTCCTTTACCGCCAGCCATCATCTTCTTCTTATTCGCCATCTTCTTGCTCCTCTTTGTATAGATTATTAAAAACACGCTGGGTATCCCAAACGTATTCATGGTTCTGTTTAGAATGAAAAGTATGTTGATTCGGTCTAAAATCTGGTGCGCCTTCTCCAGTTTCAAACCACGCAGGGTGCGTGACACGAACCCGATTGTTAGGTAACGCTACTATGTTACCTGTATACTCTCCTGCATCTAACAGTTCAAGAACATGAC